CTTTTCTGCTGTATCACAACGACCAACCTGAATAGTAATCTTATTGTAAAAATAAGAATCAGGTATAGTATTCATTGCTTCTTCCAGACGAGCGTAGTCTCCTGCTGGAATAGAAACAGTAAAATAACCTAGATGGTACCTTACTCTACTTTTGTCAAAATCAGATAGCTGCACTTCTTGTTACCATCATTCTTTTATTATAGGTGTAATAAATCAATCTTATGCTTCATACGGATTTTGCATCATATAACTCATTAGAAAATCAGTAGTCGGATCACTTTTTGGTTTTAATAAAGAACCCATTAAATCTCCATATAAACCCATTGAGCTGCTTCTATCTCTTCTGGCTTGACCAAATAATTTACTCATAAAACCTAACGTTGCTAAAGCACCTAACCCTTGTCCTGCTTGTTGTCCCTGGTTATAAATAGCAAAATCAGATGCTGGTAATGCAGGTGCAGTTGGCTTTGAATTTAAATTAGATGGGTATACCTGTGCTTCTGGCCCCAGCTTACTCATATGTCCAAAACCTAATTCATATTTATTATCTGCTGTTTTAAACGTCATAAGATTACCGTAACCACCTGCTGATGGTACAGGTAAAGCTTTACCATAACCTTGTAAATAAACTGGTGTTCCAGCTGTGCCACCAAAATCGATGCCTTTATGATCAGTCGATGCTCCTGCCGTTGGTGCTGTCCTTCGGCCAAACGGTGAGGTAACTACTAATCCTGTATCAGGATTCCACTCAAAACCACCTGTAGAGGTACGTCTAACCAAAGGAGTTCTTTTCTCTCCGATCTGAATCCCGGTTAAAGCGCTTTTAATTGTTGATGGATCAATATAAGAACCTGTCTTTAAATCTTTAACGTATTTATGAATATGAGGACCAGTAGCTGTACCAGTACTGCCAATATTTCCTACAAAGAACCTACCACCTGAGTTTGTCATTTTACTACTTTATTTCAATTCTAAAATGAAGAAGCCCCACCGAAGCAGGGCTTATATCACACGCGTACCAGGTTAGCAGCAAATACAGAGTCCCAATCAACACGTTTGATCTGTTTTAACTGATCTAGATTGCTGAACTTTTCACCAGAAAGACTCATCTGTATGTCTTTAATCTCACGTGCTGTCTTGAGACCAATCCCTTTAATATGGTCAGCAATCATTTGAGCGGTTGCTGAATTAATATTCAAGCGATGATCTGGGGGAAAAGCACGGGGCGCTTCCTTTGCTGCTTTATCTTTTACCTGTAGAGTCTTAACCGTTTTAGTGGCTGACTCATCCGGTTTGATCTCAGTCTTGTATACGGTATAAAGGCGACCGTCCTGATCTTCGACCATGAACCATTCGCCGTTATCCCATTCACTAATAACTTTGACCCGAGCGCCGGTTTTGGTGTGTTGATAAAGCATGGGTACCAGGTGTTCTGGTATTAGTTTACCCTAATTAAGTCGAACTGACGGTCCGATTATTAAGATAAGCTTCCAAATCACTGTAATCAGGGGCGTTATCAGGAACCAGGTAGCAAACTTCTACAAACAGGTAACCGGTTAAACCAGCATTTTTGTCTGCTTGTGAGATGTAGACACCGCCTGAAACAGCAGTGGCATCACCAGAAGCTTTGGCGTATACCTTAAAGGTTGTAGCAGAAGTGATCTGTTTGTATACAGCACCACTGTTTACAAAACCTGAACCAGTTGTAACTTGTAGGCCAGAGGCAGGTCCAATAAATACAGGAACTGAACCAAAGGCTTGATTACCACCTGCAAAATAAACAGTACCTGCACCTTCACCTGAAACAGTAGAAGATAATACAGCAGCAGCAACTGATTCACCAGAAGCAGCAACTGGACCAGAACTGTCACGACCAAAGGCAATTACGTTACCTGTTGCGGCGTAAACACCAGAAGCAACACGATTGTCTCCCCAGCCAGAACCAACGGAGATTGCAGCGCGGTAAACATAGCCTGCTTGGGTGGAGTTACCACTGATTACCATTCCGGTAATATCAGTACGAGTATCATCTTGCCTGTAAGGAGATGGGATGATAACACTCATGGTTTGACCATAAGTAGCAGAATCACCAGACACCCAGGTTACAGGAACATAACCACGTTGCTGAAAGTAACGATAGCCAGGAATAGCTAGAACAGATGTAGGACCAGCCTTAGACACATCTGCACTTCCACCAGCGCCAGTGGAATCAAAGTTTTTGTACCAGCCATTAAGAGCTTCTACCCAGTTACCAGGGTAGATCTTTTTGGAAGTCAAATAAGTCATTTATTTCTCCTTGTTGTTTTATTTATTGTATCAAAGAACGCCGTCATCGCTGACGAAGCTGTAAGCAGTGGTAACAAAGTCCTTGTTCAGGATTTCAAAACCAGCATACAGTTGCCAGATGAGAATGATAAAGCGGCTGAAGTCATCATTGTTGTTAATGAGAACTTGAGCATTAGGACCGCCTACACCAACGCCTACTGCTTGAGGACCAAAGAAGAAACCTTGGGCTACTTCCTGGGAAGTATAAGCAGGAGCGTCAGTAAAGCTAGCTGTAATATTCTTGGTTGGGAAGTTGGTAGATTCATAGAATTTAACACCTTCAAACTGAACGCCAGTAGGCATTACAGGTTCACCGGCCAGGAAGTAACCTTGACCCGCTTGAGGACCTTGGTAGAAGCTAGCGTTATTAGGCATCATGGGATTGCCAGACATATACATGCCTTGGCCAGGATTACCTGAATAACGTGCGATTTCACGGAAGTCAGCATCACGACGCAAGTGCATCATGAAAGTAGGATCGCAAATACAACGATACAAACCATCAGAGAAGGTAGGTACGTTGCGCTTACGGAGATCCTTAACTACATTCAAAAGGTCGGTAGATACGTGGAACTGTTGTGAGTTAGCTGTGTACTGAGCAGTGGTGTAAGAAATACGGCCACTGGAATCCTTAGCAGCGCCAGTTGGGAAATAGTAACCACCTTGTGATGTTGATGCTTCACCATTAGCTTCTGCTTTGGCTAGTTCATCAATAAACACACGATCACGCCAACGGCGATAATCATCAAGAAGTGTAAGGGAGCCAATAGACTGGTGGAACATATTCAGATTACCTGTGTCCAGCAACATGCGCTGAGCAGTAATCAGAGTTTCACGAGCAATCTTAAAGGTACTGGGCTGAGTAGGATCAGAAGGATCCGCAGGGCCAGTGTATTCCTTAAGCACCACAAGGACTTTCTCCTTAGTGATGTTACGGCTGTTAGCAGTACCAATGGTTTGATCGGAGATACGTTCGCGGCTATCCTTAGTACCAGGAGTGCCCCAGAATTTGTAGCGGTCAAGTTGAACGGTTTGGCCAGGCTGACGAGTAAAGTCATGAACCACTACTGGTTCTACGGCCATCTCGCAGATGTAAGCAGGGTGAGGACGGTAAAGTTCTGCACCTAAGATTTTTGGAAAATCGGTATCAATAAACACTTTAGTTTATCCTCCTATATTGCAGGATGTATGGTGAAAAGATTCAGACGTACAACTGTCTTTATCTATGAAAATTTTAGCAGGTATTAATTTAACTATCGTTGATAGTTACTAATACCCGCAGTGCCTGTTGTTTGTTTGTACCGGGCACCTGGTGAATTACTAGATCCGTAAGATTCAGGATCAATACGTTGATCTGTAAATCCTGGTACACCCATAGAACCAGGGATGGCTCCAAGGGCAACACCTCCGAGGCCAGCTACTCCTGCAGAAACGGGCGCCGAAATAGCTCCCAAGCCACGCTTTATATTGAATAGGGTAGCCTCGGGCGAATATACGCTGTCCCCTAATGCATTAGTCAGCGCGTTGATTCCGCGAGTAGCTCCACGCATCGCCCCCATTCGCTGACTGGACGGATCTGCTTTTACCTTTTCGGGAATCTTGGCACCAAGGGATTGTAAAGCACTGCCACCAGTTTGGCTAATTTGATTTGCCAAACCTTGAACAGAATCTGCATAGCGTCCAGCAAGTCGAGGTGCAACTGAACGTGCGCCAAGTAGTCCAGCGGCTCCGCCAAGAGTACCTGTGATTCCAGCTAAAGCAGCAGATCCTGGATCTTCACCTTGTGCATAGGCATAACCGCCGGCAGCTAAACCAGCGGCTGCAGGAATTCCATACTTAAGAAGTGGACGCATGGCCTCACTCCATTACAAATAGCTTGTTAGCTACAGTATTGGGTTGAGCTTGGTTGAGA